GGGGTCAGCCTACGGATAGCCATTGTCTGCAACACCGCTCCAATATGCTCGGTGTCACTTTGTGAACGAATCGTCTGCGTTGTGTGTTCGTTTGTGGTGTAGTTGTAGGTGTCCACGGCAATGGGTTGAGCGACTGCGTGATGGTGTGCTTTTGTTAGCGTAGGACATGGGTCGTTTGGATTACCTATGCCAATACCCATTCTTGGATTTAATTCATCCGATGGCCTTCCCATTACAGTCATTGTGTTTATTGGTATGGGTTGAGCGACTTGCTCAATAACCGTGTTAAACCCATCGGCTCTGCTATAGTCATCGCAAGTTGTTTGCAAACAAGCCGCCACCTGGCTCTCTACATTTCCTGCGAAGCCTGTCGCTCTAACGCTTCCTTCAGCATCAGAGGGAGTTTCTTTCCTCTTCGCTCTGCTCGGCTTAGAATCCCTTTGCAGGCTTTCGGACTCAAATAAAACCGCTGCGGCAGGTCGCCAATCTCCAAGGTATCCGACAACAAACACTCTTCTGCGTCTTTGTGCGACTCCGAAGAATTGAGCGTCAAGAACCCTGTAGGCGAACCCATACCCGAGTTCGCCCAACGCCCCGAGGAAGGTTCCAAAATCCCTTCCTCCGTTGGACGACAAAACGCCTGGGACATTTTCCCACACAATCCACTTGGGACGGCGTTTATCAGCGATTGAAAGAAAGGTAAGCATGAGGTTTCCTCTTGGGTCAGCAAGACCTTTGCGAAGTCCTGCAACGGAGAATGATTGACATGGGGTTCCTCCCACGAGAAGGTCAATTGGTTGTTCATTGAAAACTGGGTTTTGATTTAGTTGGGTCATATCCCCAAGGTTGGGGACATCGGGAAAACGATGCTTTAGAACTGCGCTTGGGAAATGTTCAATCTCGGAGAACCATTGTGGTTTCCATCCGAGCGGATGCCATGCAACGGATGCGGCTTCAATGCCCGAACAAACGGAACCGTACCTCATGCGTTTTTGGCTTGAAGGATGCGACCGAGCAGGGTCCAGTTGACGGACCACGCCTTGATGGTTTCGGAGCGGTCGGGCTTGCTGCAAGACACGCACTCCTTGCGGATGTGGATTTGCCAGCGGCGGAAATCGGTGGGGGTTGGTTTCATTGAGTTTGGTTTAGGTTCAGCAAACATATACACAACCTACCCACATTCAGCCAACACCTGCTGAAATTCCTCCACCGAGCGGATGACTACATATTTGTAGCCAACTGCCTCCACGACCCCCTGCCACCATTTTTGGGAGAGGGACTGCTTGCCCTTGGGTGTTTTAAATTCAAGGAACACCGCACCGTTGGGCGATAGGTAGGTCATGTCTGCAACCCCAGCGGTCAGCCCGATACCCTTTAGGAAAAAGCCATTGGAGCGGGAACGGGGGTTGTTCAGGTTCAAGAATAGCAAACCCTGCTCGTTGGGTCGCATTAAAGCGAACAACTTGACGCAAGCGGCTTGGAGGTTGTATTCTTCCATCATAGCGAATTAGGTGGGTATTCGTTGGCTTTGGTGTAGGGAAGGTGGCATTGGATGTTTGCGATGCCGAGGGAACCGTTGCGGTTCTTGCGGACGATGACCTCCATGAGATCCGATGGCTGGTTCCTGTCGTGTTCGTAGGGACGATACACAAAGCCAATCTTGTCCGCATCAAACTCCAACTGCCCCGTTTCCCGAAGGTCGGACATGATGGGCCGATGGTCGCTGCGTCCCTCGGTTGCACGGGATAGGGATGACACCACGACCCCGAACACCTTCTGCCGTTTGCAAATGGCTTTAAGGGTCTTGCTGATGTTGGTCATCTGCTCAATTTTCGGCTTGGCTTTGTCAATCTTGGTTGGCTCAACGAGTTGGAGGTAGTCAAGGTAAAACCCGCAAATCCCGTACTTGGTTTTCAGTTTTGCGATTTCGCCTTCAATGCGGTCAAGGTTGGCTTGGTGTAGGTCCACGATATACAACGGTTTGGACTTTAGAAGGTCCGCTTTTTGGCCCAAGTCCATGAAGTCCTGCGTGCTGATTCGCTCGGTCGGGTTTAGAAAGTGCGCCCCATCCATGGTGGCGAGGTTGGATAGCATCCGCTGGGTCAGTTGCTCGGCACTCATTTCAAGCGTGAAGAACACCACAGGAATATCGGCCATGGCTTGGTTCATGGCTATTTGCAGGGCCAAGAGGGTCTTTCCCATTGCGGGCCGACCGCCAAGGAGGATGAACTCGGTGGGCTTGAATCCTGTCATCATTCGGTCCATCGGGCTGATGTAGGTGGGAAAGATTGAATCCTTGCGTCTGCCTTCACGAACCTCGTTCATGTTCATGAGGTAGGTCTTGGCCAGTTCGTGGGCCGTGGTTTCGGTGGCGTTGGTTTCAATGGCTTGCATGGACTGATAGCGGGCGAAGGCTTTGGGGATGTCCCTGTCATGGGCCAACTCGTCCATGATGCGTTGCTCTTCACGCTGCTTCCACGCTTCGTTGAGGTCGGAGGCATAGACCTTCCAGTCGGAGGTCAGCGTGTTCCCGTCAATGATGTCCACGAAATCTGCTATCACATGGGCTTGACCGTTGTCAATAAGGTGCTTGTGAACGGCCACAAGGTCAACGGGTCGCTCGGCTCGGTGGAGGGATTCAATGGCCCTGTAAACGAGGACATGGTTCCCCGTGAATAGGCGTTCGGGGATTTGAAGGAGCAGTACCGCTCGGTTGGCGAACTGGTCCATGAGGCATGAGAGCAGCCTGCGCTCAGCGGTAAGATGGTAGTGGTTCATCGTCGGTTTGGTTTAGTGGGTTTGCAAAGGTATTGGTTCGGACGATGGCTTGGTCCTCCCATCGGGCTTGGTTGATGTAGGTCGCTGCGTGAGGGACGAACTGCAAGGGGGTTTGGGAGTAGAGCCGTCCGATGTTGCTGATAGCCTTCTGCTGGTCCTCGTCTTTGAGTTTGGCGAAGGCTTTGGATGCGGACTGCTTGGATGTCTTCCTTGGGTACAAGGCCCAAAATTGGTCAAACAAAATACTGCTATCCCTTTTGGGCTTTGCTATTACCCCTTCCTCCTTTGCATTGTCATTCTCCTTTTCATTATCATTCCCATTATCATTATACATTAGGTTAGGGGGTGGTTCGGGGGTGGTTAGGGTTTGGTTAGCCTTTGGTTTCCCACCCTTGCAACCGTTCTCGTATTTGCGCTGATTTGCATCCAGTTGCGGCTTTATGGATTCCCACACCGCCCGAACATACCTGCTCATTTCGGGTTCGTGTTGGTCCAGCCCGTACTGCACAATGGCTTGGAATAATTCCAACTGCTCAACTGGGTCAAGGTGTTGGATGCTCTTGAGGAATGAGCGGTAGAAGATGAATGAATCTCTCATAGGAGGTAAAAAAAAACCCCGACCGTGCTGGCGGCCGAGGTAGGGGTTAATAACCCTTTATCTTCACTTCCAAAAGGCCAGCATTCTTTTGGAGGCGGTTCTACTCTTAAATGTAAATCGGGTACAAATTTACACTAAAACGGCATATCTCCAGCCTGCGGTTCAAAAGCGTTGGCGGGACGGGATTCGTTCATCGGCTCAACTTTGCCTGATAAGAACTTCTTGCCTGACTGCCCTTCCTTGACCCATGCGGACAAGCGCATCTTGGTCCCGTCGGGAAGGATAATATCCCCACGGTAGTCGGGGCGTTTCGGGTTATCGCCCTTGTCGTTGGCGAACAGGGAGAAGGTGTTGGGTTGGGGGGTGTAGTTGCTCATGGGTTTTGGGTTGGGGTTTGGTTGGGTTGAATTGAATAAGTGAGGTTTTCTTTGATGAGCCAATTTGATGCCCGTAAATCGCTTAAAATTCGGTAGGTGGTACGAAGGTTCAGTCCAAGCACTTCGGCGAGTTCTGCGGCCCTGTATGGGCGTGAGGACAGGTACGACACGGCGTAGATGGTGGCGACCCTTCGTTGGATTTCTTTTCCTTTTGGTTTGGGCATGGTTAGGGGATTAATTTGTACTTGCGGCCGTTGTGTTCAATGATTTCGGGGGTGCGGTTGTCTATGATTGTACCATACGAATTCTCATAGTAGATTTGATTATCTTGAGTATTGTATTCCCTCTTTACCCAAAATCCAGTTGAGTCGTCATGGTAGATTTCATTGCCATTCAAATCGTATTCAGTCTTTGCCCACCATCCATTTGAAAGTTCTTGGTAGAGAAGTCTAAAATCCTTGTTTTGAATTTTCAAAACCCCATTCGCCTCAAAATCCCACTTTAGCCATTGGCCGATTGTTTGTCCGTCTTTCATGGTTAAGTGGTCTTAAAAGTTACTGCAATGGATGGCTTTGTCCCTTTTGCGGGACATACAGGAACGACCTCGCCAGTTGCTTCGTCAATGACCGTCATCTTGCCAGCGTTGCGGAATGCCATCTTTAGCAGTTCTTCTCTCGCCTTCATGGATGCCTGCAAGTCACTCCACACCTGGTCGTGCGTGTAGTCGGGAGTGAGCGCACCCTCCTTGATTTGGATTTCAGAACCAAAGGCGGAGAAGGTCTTGCCGTGCTTTTCGGCCTCATCCCGCACGATGTCCTCGGTGGATTTGAGGACTTGCTCCAAGGCTTTGACGACTGCCTTCAAGCGTACATGGGCGGCGATGGGGTTGACCTCGCCTTCCTCTATTCGGTGGATAAGGCCAGCGGCAATGTCGGCGATGTCCTGCTTGGAGATGTCCGACTTGGGGATGGTGACTAAGTGGTTCATAGCATTTCGGTGGTTTGTTGGGATTGAAAGAGAAATTGGAAGGTGTGGGCTTTGCCGTCCCAAATTTCGCGAGGAAGATGGGCAGAAAACCAAAGCATATCACCAGCAAGCATCTGCCACCAAAACTGATACTCTCGCAGTAAAGCGATAAGTTTCTCGCCAATTTCGGGGCTTTGTTCCTTTACTTCAAGGATGGCTTTGAACACATCGGCGTTGCATTTTTCAAGTAGGGTCATGGTCTATTTTTTAGAGAGTTGATTTTGGATGAATGCGATGCCCTTCTCAAAGCGGGCGGGGGTCATTTGGTCAATGTCTTTGAGGAACCGTTCCTGCTGGTCAGCGGGAAGTTTCTGCACCAACTTCAGGAAGTCGGCTTTGAGGGTCGCAACGGTCAAGTCATCGTACGAAGGAACCAATCCAAGTTTGTCAGTCAAGTCGTTGAACTGCTCCTGCTTGGCGATAGCCATGGACACCTCGTTGGCACTTGCGATGCTTGTTTCAATTCCGATACCAAGAGCGGCCAAAGCACGACCAAAGGCAGAGGTTTCGCAGTTTTCTACATACGAGGTCTTGTTAATCATGCTGGAGGTGCGGTCCTCATGAGCGTGACCAGTAGCACGGATGCGGCCATCGGCATCACGGATGATGGCCTTAATGCAGCAGCGGTCAGGTTGCAGGTCAACGAGGTCGGATTCAATGGACCAACCAGCGAAGGTTGGCTCGTTGCGGAAATAGAGCAGGCGTTGGTTGACTTCAACATAGTCCTTCCCTTTGATGTTGGTGGTTTTGAATTTGTGCATGGTTTTGGGGTTTAGTTGGTGATAATTGCAAGGATGAATCTGCCGAAGAATACGATGCCGAGGCAGGCGGTCAGCACGATGTAGCCCGTCGCAAGGGCTGCTTTGAGTTTGGTTTTGGTTTCGTGGTTCATGGTTTTGGGTTTGGTGGATGGGATAAAACAATGTGCGTTGGCGAGCCGCACCCCTCGGTGGGTTACCAAGTCAGTAAAGCAAAAGGATTATAACCTTTATCTACAACCGCTTTGTACAATTTATTAAACTGTGGCTTGGTTAATTTGAAGTACGATGTATTGCCAAAACGACCTGCATAATTGTTTTGATGGAAGTCAATTTTTTTGGAAGGGTAGAGCGATTGAATCAGTTGCTCGTTGGCTTTGGCGATTAAAATGTTCATGGTTTATTGGGTTTAGTGTCCGACAAAGTTACAACGCCTCTACCTATTTGCGACCTCTCGTGTCATTTTTTTATGAAACTTTTTTTTTGGCCCTACACCCGATGCGGTATAAATTCCTAATTTTCGCCATATTTAGAACCTAAAGGGTATAAATTTGCATCATGACCTACCACTCCACAAGACCTGCAAAAGCCCTCACGAATGCCTTGGAGCGGCTGATGATAGCCATATCCCCCGCTGACCTTGAGCAGAACCACGCCCTTCTATGCGAGTATCGCAGGGCTTGCGAGTTGCTTGGGTACGACCCCGCCAAGGCTCAATGGGCGGGTATTCACGAAGTGTCTGCCTCTCAGTTACCCGATGATCAGGACCACACCGTATGCTATTACCCGCTTTTAAACCCCGAAGAATAACCATGCGAAACATCACCCACCTCGTCGTCCATTGCACGGCTACACCCAAGAACACCACCATTGCATCCATCCGCAGACATTGGAAGGAGGGGTTGGGTTGGAAGTCGGTGGGATACCACAAAATCGTGGAACCCAACGGGAACATCCTCACGCTTGCAACGGACGACAAGACCACCAACGGGGTGCAGGGACACAACGCTACTTCGCTCCATGTGTCATATATCGGCGGCAAGGATTCCGATGACCGCACCATTCAGCAACGCCAAGCCATCGCAGGGGTGCTGCTCTCTTGGTTGCAGAAATATCCGAAGGCCCGCATTTGTGGCCACAGGGACTTCCCAGGGGTGACCAAGGCTTGCCCGCAGTTTAACGCCGAGAAAGAGTACGGGTACCTTTACCTAACCGTCAACGATACGCAGGAGGGATAGTTGTACGAGGAAATCGTACAGGTCAGTACAACCTATCCGCAGGCGTGAAGGTGGCGTGGAGTTGCAACTCGGTCCCTTTATTATCCTTGCTCTTATTCCTGCTGGTTTCAAGTTTCATCCAATATCCACCCAAAGGTTTCGGGCCTCGTCCTCGTTCAGTGTGAAAGCCCATGTATCCGCCGTCCCATTCCTCTTTGTAAGTCGCAGTACGCAGTTGGTGAACAGGCTTTTGAATGAGCGTTTTGGTTTGGCGGTCATATTTGTGGATGATGTTTTGATGGTAGTATAGTTCGTGGACATGACCCATCCAAGTCAGGTCGTAGCCTTCGGCTGATGCGAGTAGGCGTTGGTCTTGGATGACCCCCTTTGTAACTGGTCCACCCCCGCCTGCTCCGTGGTAATAGTGAACGACGAAGTTCATCCCACGGTTGGGGTCGTGTTGCACTCGGATGTCAATGGTGCCGCCGTAGCCTCCCACTTCAACTGCTGACCCCGTTGCATAGTTCAGCGTGCTTGCGAAGCGTTGCAGGATGTCGGTTTCTTGGTGGTGGATGATGCTTGTTTCGTGGTTCCCGTAGCCAACCAGCAGGAGGTTCTTGGCGTATGGTGCAAACCATTCCACCGCCGTGTTCACGATACTATCCAGGTACCTGGCGTTGTTGTGTTCGGGGCGGATATCCTCCTTGCTCCTGCGTGGGTCGCCTTTTCCTTGCATCAAACAAAAAAAGTCACCGTTGACGATGACTCCTGCGTTTCTGCGTTGTGCTTCTTTGAGGTGGTTGGTCAGCAGTCCCCTGTCGCAATGCGGGTTGTCCCAATGCAGGTCGGAGATTAACAAGAACTCCTGCCCGCTTTGGCAGGTCAAGTCGTGGATGTTACGGGCGTGCTTGGTTAGTGGTAGAATCATTGCAATGATTTGAGGTTTGCGTTCTCGGCTTCAAGTTGCTGGATGGTGTTCTCCAACGACTCTATCCGCTGACGCAAAACTACAAGTTCATTGCGTAATTCGGTCAACTCTTTGTGCTGGGCCTCGGCGGTTGACTGCCACATCGCCAGCACGGCTTGGGCTTGCTTCACTTGGAGGCTATCCGCCGTGAACTTTCCCTTGGTCAGCCAAGCAACTGCACCGCCAACGATAGCGCTGACCGTGCCGATGATGGTCGTTTCAATCAAGTTCACGCCTTGGGTGCTTCGGGTTTAGCCTTTACTTTTTCCACGGCCATCCAACCAACTGACAACAAGGTAATTATCGCACCGATGATTTCGGTGAGTGTAGCGGTATCAATGACACCTTTGGCGACGAGTGTACCACCGATAAATGTTAGCAAGTGGCGAAGTAGTGCGATGATGGCTGATTGCATGAGGTTGGGTTTGTTAGGGTTGCGCTTAAATAGTCCCATAGTTGGAAATGTTATTTGCTTTGCGGCGTTGCAAATTCTTTGTAGTCAGCGGCGTATTGCGCATCCCATCCGAGGAAGGAATGCACTCCGCAAGGGGCGGGCCATACGATGTAAGCGGCGAAGGAATCGGGATAAGCGTCTTGGAATAGTATGTCGTAGCATACCAAGCCATCCAGTTCTCCGAGGGGAACGGCCGTGTCAAGCGGTTGCAGGGATTGCAACAACTGGTCTGCGACCTTCTGCGACGGGAATGCGAACTTGCGAAAGGTGGCCATTGTTAAAGGCTTGTTAGGGCTGCGAGTTCATCGTTGGACAAGCGGGTGGTGTAGAGAGCGGCGGCAAGGATGCGACCATTAAATGGGTCGGTGTCAGCACTTGCGGCAGGTGCGCCAAACATTCTAAATTCGCTTAATACTCCATCAGGTACACGAAATGTTCCGATATTGGTTTGCACTCCATTCACATACGCAACAACCCCACTTACCTCAGAACCTCCTGCCGCAGTTCCATTTGCATCGTATGCGATTGCTACTTTATAGTAGGTATTAAGTTGAACTGAACCAGTAACTATTGCAAGGGAAGTTGAGCCTGCGTTATTCCTTGAGGTAAAGTTTATGTTTGTAACCCCTGCTGTTCCAATGCTCAACCCCCTCAAACTTGTTTCCCTTAAAAATATCGGCCCCGACTGAACTGATGGTCTTCCAAAATACGCAAATTCGCAGTAGATGGTTCCGACCGTCTGCCCGATACTTCCGCTCACCGCTCCGCTGACCCTAATTGCATCTGCGTTGCGAGTGACTGCTGCGGTGGTAGTGGGGATGTAGGAAGTTGCTACCGAGCCTGTTTCAAGTTGTGCGCCCCAGGCATTGACCGTTCCGCTTGGTACGGACAATGGTCTTCCATTGCTTATTTGCGTACCAACCCTAAATCCCACTCTTGGTGTTGTTGGTGTGTAACCCATTAACACAGTCATTCTGCAGCGATACCAACCGCTACCGTAATTTTCCATTCCAACACTTTGAAGCGTGAATCCAGCACCAGTTGTTCCGCTTGCGCCTAATGTCCCTTCGTTGAGGTTAAACGCTTGACAAACACCGCTCCCATAACTTGCAGCATTTTCGTCAAAAACATTGAGTGAAAATCCGCTTGACAATGCGCCAAATTTTCCGAAACAAGAGAAAGTGTAAGTTGAACCACTTGCAAGCGTTGCCGTTTGACGCACCCGTGATGCGGTATTTGTCGCTTGAAACAAGGTCGCATTTGTACTTCCACTTGGTGAAATAATCCCTGATGTTACTATTGTGTCTGCTGTTATAGTCCATCCAGTATCAAGGCTAACCGACCCCGATAGCGTATTCGTAGCGGCAGGCTCAACCAAAAGCGCAGGACACCCAACCGTTCCACCGCTTGCGAAGTAGTCCAACCTCGGAATCCCCGAAGCCACCGACTCAATAAGTCCGCTTGCGTTTACACGGGTTGCGTTGGTCGCACGGGTAACCGTAAAGTCCCCCGCTCCGCTGGTTGGTAACTGGGAGTAAAGTTTCCCCGACTTGAATCGGGCGGGAACGATTAGGAGCGAAGGTGTCGGCATTCTTAGAAGTTGTAAATCGTAGCAAAACGCCCAAACAGGCAACCGCTGACCGCCGCCTCTGCCGTGGTTGCTCCATCCGCATCAGCACGGGTGTTAAACGCAGCCCAAGCGGCAGCCGATAAGCCACCGCCTTGCAGGGTGCTTAATGGATAGCCGTAGCCGTAGCCTATGAACATTACAGGAAGGTGTAACCGATGACGCTACCAACGCTTGGAGTGACGGCCGTAATCTTGCCGCCGTTGCGGCCCGATATGACGATGCCAGCGGACACGGACTTGCCGCTCATAGCGTAAGCGGTCAGCAAATCCTCCCCTCCCGAACCCGTTAGTGTCGTGAAGGTAGCGGCGGTATTCACCACGATAAAGTCAAAGTTTTGGCCCGATACCGCAGCGTCCACGAATCGCATGGAACCGCCCTGTCCGAGCATTTGTTGAAGAATAGGAGTAGGCATTTTGTTTGGTTGCTTTAGGGTAAATGTATCTTATGAAGGAATTTCACAAACGGAGTGAGAATACGGCAGTTGGAATGACATCGTAGCCACCCACCCCGCCGTGCGGTCGTCACGGCTCTCTACAAACCTCGTAAGGCTGACGCTGGTACTTAGGGTCCACTCTTGCGTCGGGTCGTTTGTAAGGGCTGATATGAAGTCCTGGGCGATTTGCAGTTGGTCGCTCAAGACCTCGTCTTCGTTGTCTTGCCAACCCAGCGTCGGACTGCCCGAAACCACGCCACCCATCGTGGCAATGGATTCCACTCGGTCGCTAAAATAGACACCCACAGTAAGGTTAAGGCTACCCAAATCCGTACTCGCACTTTGAACATCCGCAAAGACGAGAGGATAGACGATTCGCTCACGGCTTGGGGTTCGCAGGTTGATGGTGTTGTCGGTCCCTACCGCAAGCGGGTCCCCCGTCCCGAACGAGTTTACCTGGGGATGGGCATTTGCAAGCGCAAGGAGTGCTTGCTTGATTTTTATCCATGACATAAGCCTGTAATTTCAGAATATTTTTTGAGTGCGCTCCCATCGTTAGCAGTTGTTGCAGTAGGGGTCGTAACCGTAGGGCCATGGCCTATCAAGCCCAGCGCCACGGCGGAGGGTTCTTGCGTCAAGAGCCATCCCCGTGTTGTAGTTGGTTCCGTTCGGGTAGATGGTATCCAAAGCCGATGGCGGGGAATTGAAGAGCGGATAGTCGGTGCGGTTCTCCATCAAGTAGCGAGTGATGCGCTCGGAGTACCACTCGGCATCGTTCTTCACTTTGTCGGTGAGGCGGGTGATTTCGTCCATGGACATTTGGGAGGATTCCTCGCTCGTTCTGCGGACCATTCCCTTGTTCATGTACTTGAATGCAAGCACCATCGGGAGTTCGTAGTAGAGCCATTGCACCATAGCGGGTTGGATGTAGTCCTCCAATAGCGTGGTGTTTAGGGCAGTTGTTGTGCCGCTTACCACTTGCCCCACCATTTCCGAGTACAGGGCCGAACCGACTATCGGCTGAATCCGCATCTCTTGGACTTTCACAATGGTAGGCCGTATCTGCGTAAAGGAAACATTCTCGTTTATGACCGAGTTGTCCAGCAGGGTTTGTTCGCTGATAAAGAGTGCCTTCATGCTTTCGTGATTTTATTGCCTTTGCGGATGACGAGTTGCTGCTCCCACACATGGCGGCATTGGGGGCGGTTCACTCCGCTTGCAGTATGATACCAACCACCACGGCGGTTCCACACGGAGTAGCCCATGATGTTGGAAATACCATTGATATCGTCCCGTGTGTACACCTTTCCTTGGTCAGCGAGGTCTAGCATCACCTTGCAGAACTCACGACTGGTCTTCTTATCCTTGTTGCTGAAACCTGCGGCCCAAGAATACTTGTACCTCACTTCCAGCACGGGTTCGGCCACTTCCTTGATGTTTTTGGGCAGGTTCTCCGAGGCGATTTGGTCCACCGCTCTTGCGATGGGGTAACGGTCTTTGGTAATCAAGTAGGCAACCCGCTTGGCGACCTTCGCCTTGCTGACCCCGAACTCCTTGGCCATTTCTTCCACGGAGGCTTCACGGTTCTTCTTCCTGTATGCCACGATTTGCGCATCCAGTTCTTTCTCCTCCTCCCCCAGTTCAGCGAAGGCTTGACGCACTTGGTCGTCTAAGTCGGCATCAAACCGCATTGGCTTACTGTGCATCACCACATAGTCGTCGGAACTGCTTCCAAACTTACTTGCGACCACCTCCAAGACCTTGAACTCTTCTTCCCCCCATCCGTAGTCCTCGGTGTCTTCCTCGCCCCATGTAGGCTCGCTGAACGCTTGCTCCTGCACTCCGAGCAGGGTGTTCACTTCTTCGGGGGTCAAGCCGAAACCAGCGGATAGCATCGTGCGGGCCATCTCCAAGGTGATTTTTTCTTGGGCGTAATGGCGGACGATTCGCATGAGGTTTTGGTACTCCCTGCCCGACAACTTCTTGATGTTATCGTTGCTCATGACGGCGGGCGTTTGCGGTTGCTCGTCGGGTTGGGGATTCGGTCCGACAACATCGGCGGGTTGCTTTTCCAATGCAGGAAGGCCCGCTTTCTCACGCAGTTCTTCGGGGGTCATGATTTGCAGCAGGGCTTGCTCGGATAGTCGCTCCGTAATCGGCTCCACGGGGATAAGTTCCATCCCCTCCACGCCATTGAACGAGCCCAAGTAGTTCATCATCCGCTCCACCTTCCGCACTCGGTCGTTGACATAAGTCGCTTTGAATAGTTCGTAAGCCTCAACCATTTCCTGTCTGCCTCCCAGTTGGCCCTCGGTCTTCACTCCGAATAGCATGGGGTTGACGACACGGTGCGAGATGAAGATTTCCTGCTGCACGGTCTTGTTGAGAATCTCAAACTGCTTGTCCATATCCGATGGAGTGAGCGGTTCCAGCGTCGGGGCTTTATTGACATCATCATTGAAGGTCACAACGAATCGACCCGCATTGTCGGTCCCGCTGAACTTGCGCTTGATTTGACGCTCAATGTCGCCCTGTTCTTCGGGTGTCGGGATTCCGTTATTAAAGTTTATCAAGTAACCGCCCCAAAAATTGTTTTTGAGGTTGTTCACATGGAAGTTGGCTATTTGGCAGTCCGCTTCGATATATGCCAAGCCTCCCATATATTCGGGCAGCGGATAGGACTTCACGCCAGCGGCGTACACCCTGTAATAGAACAACTGCTTGCCGATTCGGTTGTCTGCATCAAAGGCGGGGATTTTCTCTACATCTCCAATCTTGGGGTAGAGTTGGACCATTGCATCGTCGTACCAATCAGCGACTTGGAACATCCGCTCGTCCTTGTCCACACGAATCTTTTCAAAGGGGATATGCTCCATTTTCGCGATGGTTCCCATCTTGTTCCATGTGACTGCAACCGCAAACCCGTTGAATAGTTCAAGGTCCAAGACGAGTTTCTCGGTGATGTCGTTGAGGTCGTCGTGCTCGGATAGGCCGTCAAAAAACTTGGCATACCTTGCCTGCTGCTCCACGGTCATCTTCTCCCCAGGCTGCCATCCACCGCCCACGATGTAGTTCACCTTGCCGTTCACGATGGCGTTATGCTTGCTGCTCCTTCGGTAGTTGTCCAGCAGATAGTAGGGGTACTCGTTGAACGCCCCGTAGGTGATGTACTTGCCCGCTTTGTTTTCAAGCATCACGGGGACTTTGTGTTCAATACCCAACCATTGGGTGAACGATTGTTTTATGCTGCTCATAGGGTATGTACGGTGAAGTTGAGGGCCGAAATCGTGATAGCACCACCATCGCTTATAGCGTTGACCAAGATGGTAAATTCGTCGTTGACGGTACCTTGCAAGACGGCTTCAATCGTCACCGAGTGACCATCACTATGTGTGGTCGTAATGTCGGTCATTGACTGCAAAATTGCGTTTCCGTTCTTGGCGATGTATATCTTGATTTGATTGCCGTTGCCCTGTGCGAATACCATAGTTGCCGATACCCGCAAGGCCGCATTGGTTGTACCTGTGTAGGTGATAGAACTTGTTGTCCTTGTGAAGTTGTAAGTAGTCAGCAGACCCGACTTCATTGCAGAGGTCAGTTTTACCGCACTCCCTTGGGTTGGGGTGAAGTTGGTGTCCGTGTCAAGGTACAGGTTCGCCACGCCCCGCTCTCGGTCCAAGGTGGCGGTATCTGCGAGGTCGTCAAAGAGTCCACCCACACGGACGGCGGTATTGGCTGCGGCAACGGTTTCGTTGGTGATGGTCAGGGCCGAAGCCTGTAACTGACTGCGTGTTTGTACGCTCATTGGAATGTTTGGTCAAAGGTTGAATCAAAGATGCTGACGGCACTTGCGCCGTAAACATTGTATTGGATGGTATTGGCGAAGGTGTTAAATGTGAGGCTGATTACCTGGACATACGCCAAGCCCGTTTCAACCACCGCAACGGCTGCACCAACCGTGCTACTGGTATCGTAAACTTCATAACGATACGACCCCGTTTCAAGCGACCCCACAACGATGGAGAATTTATCATAGCGGTTGGTGTATTGCGATAGGTTGGCCGATTTCAGCAGGGTGAAGTCGGTGGTCAGGTTCTTGGCGATGTTCGTGAGCCGCAAGATGTAACGGTCACCCGATGAGGCCCGCTGCGTCCAAGTGACGACGATGGTGTTGGTGGTGTTGGGGGATAGGTATATCACTCTATTCCCAAATGTAGAATCCGCCCGAATTTCACAATTTGCGCCCGATGCTTCGGTAGAGTTCGGCCCTGCGCTCGGCGGTCTTGCTGATGTCAAAGCGTTCCCGAACATCTTTGGACAACTGCACGGCCAAGGAGCGAGCGTAGTCAGGATCATTCACAAACTTCCTCACCGCCTTGTACCAAGCGTCTTTCTTACCGTAGGGGATGAGCAGGCCGTTGTGGCCGTGGGTGATTATGTCCGTGTAAGGGATAGTTTCGCTTGCGATTATCGCCTTGCCCATCCATCCCGCTTCCACGACTTTCAACTCCGATTTGAGCCTGTTGAACTTGGTATCACGGAGGGGTGCAATGGTGGCATTGATGAAGTTGTAACCGCCGACATAGGAATAGATGTCAGCGGCTTGGATTCTGCCGTAGTTTGCATTCTTGCCGTTGCAGGATAGCATCCGCTCGTAGTCAGCATAAACAGGGTTCTCGTTCCACCCGCCAAGGTAGATTTTGTATCTCCCATCCAGCGATTTGTCGTGGGCCAACAGTCCGAACGAATGCTCCACCAATGCGATGTCCTCTTGGTGTTGCGCCCCACCAAACCAGCCGATTTTGAACAGGTGCGGCTCGGGTTCGGCAGTCGTGTCGGGCAAGTACTGCTGATATGCTTCGTACGGCTCATTCGGCAGGATGGTCACGGCTTTGTTCAGCAGGCGTATCTTTTGGGCGAGGTGTTCCGTGGTCGTGGTCACATGGTCGGCCAAGCGGATGTGCTCCCGAATCTGCTCATCCAACTTGGTGGACAAATAGTGCCGATACATGATGTGTCCGCTCTCCAGCACCCAGTAGTCGTCAAGGTCCAAGATTACCTTCGCCCCAAACGCCGTTAGAGCCTCGTAAACCTTCCGAATTTGCTCCAAGGTGCCTTGACACCAAAGACGATTGAATAGCCACACATCAACGGTCTTTAAGTCCTCATCCTTGACATTGGCGATATTATCAACGCACACATAGTCAAACTCCGTGTAGTTGTCACCGAGGTATGCATTCGGCATCTCCAGTCGGTAAAAAGAACACCCTGTCGGATGGGCGTTGTAAACGATGCAAATTCTCATGCCCAAAGGTACAAAAAAAAGGGCCACCCCTTGCGAGATGGCCCAGACCACTAAACCATGCGGGCGTATGAGAACCCGCAGGTCAAAGATACTTTACGAACCGCTGATTTGGGTTGTGGAAGCCGAGAAAGTTGCGGCGGCGATGTTCAGCATTGGGTCAGGTTCCATTCCCGTCAGCGTCATCTCGTAGCCACTCCTGTCACCAAATGCAGTACCAGTTCCAGCAGTTCCAGCGGAGGCTTCCAAGCCGTTGGCCGCACCAAGCAACCAGTAGCGTCCGTTGTTGTCAAGGACGATGACCAAGAGGCGATTCCGAGCCAAGAGGCGCAACTCATTGCGGACGGAGGTCTGCAACTTGTTGATGGTGAATGTGACTTCGGGGGTGTAGAACAAAGTGCCGTTTTCGGTGCTTGCGTTCAAGGTTTCCGTCATGCTGGAGGTAGCCTTAGTCAAGTCGTATTCAAACCAAGACCCCGACACCGAGGTAGGCGTAAATCCAGTTACCAAGCCGCTGCCGTTCGTGTTTACGGAACCCGTAGCGTTTATCGCTTGGACATAAATAGTTTTGATACCGCCGACGGCGTCACGGCATCCGAGGGCGTAGCCCGTAGTTAGGGAGCAAGACATAGTGTATTTTTAGAGGGTTATGTTAGACTAAAAAAGCGGGGGGAAGTTTCCCTCCCCCCCTTACACTTAGGCCAGGCGGAAGTCAACCATCAAGTCGGGATAGGCGAACTGCACACCTGCTTTGAAGGCGGCTTGGAAGCGGACCTCATCGTTGTCCTTGGAGTACCACAACTCAAAGTTTTCTTCGTCGGAGAGCAAGTCGGTTCCGTAGAACAGGTTGCCGAGGTAAGTTGCAACGATGCGGTTGGTTGAGGTCAAACCTGGGACGGCAACGATGCGGACATTTGTGCCAGGGTAGATGATGTCACCATCGGCCAACCCTTGGAGGTCCACTTGGTTGTACATAACACCTGTCTGCGACTTCAACGCTCCAATCAAGGTGCGGAAGTTGTTCCATCCGCAGAAGATTACGAGGTCAGTTTTGGTCAAGATAGCCTGCGGGATATCGTTGTAAACCTTGTCAAAGATGCTGATGACATTGGAAGTCGTGATACCGACGGAAGCCGATACTGGGTTCCAAGTTGTGGAGGAAGCGTTAGCAAGAACGGTAGAACCCGATGCAGCGTTCAGCAATTGGTTTACACCGCTGAAGTAGGAGTTACCCTGCCAAATAGCGGTTTCCAAGGCTTCGGCAATACGCAGAGCCTTCTGCTCGGAGAAAGCCTGCTCAAATGGTACGCCGTCGTATTGGCTACCAGCAGTCAACTGGGACTGCATCCAGTATTGCTCCAAGGAACGAGGGCAAAGAGCCTCTTGAATTTTCATCACGCCGACGGTGATGTTACGCTGACTGAAAGTCGTGTTGCCTGTTGCAGACCAACCGCAGACGGTTCCTGACCCGATGTTTGCATCGGTGTCCATGAGGTTGAGGGCAGCAGCCGACTTGATACCAACTTGCTTGGT